TGGAGCTTACGCCACAACTGGACAAATTATCCCCGGCGTATTTTAATGAAAAAAATTTCACTAGCTTTAGCAGCTTCTTTATTCTCAGCTCCAGTAATGGCTGGACCTTATGTTAACGTTGAAACAAACGCTAACTACACTGGCTCTGATTATACATCTAGAGCTACCGACCTACACTTAGGTTATGAAAACAATGTCGGTGATCTTGCATACTATGTGCAAGGCGGTAAGACAATTAATGCTGCTGATGGCGTTGATTCAGAGTCTAATTTCTCTGGCAAGCTTGGTGGCAGTATCTCTGCTACAGATAAACTTGGCTTCTATGGTGAAGTATCTTTCGCACAAGTGGAAGACGCTGACAACACCTACGGTACAAAGCTAGGAG